AGCTGTGGCTGAACACAAAGTACCGCTTTTCGCCGTCAACATAGTAGGGAACAACGATACTTATACTGGTCAGATCACCGCCGGAGGACAGGTCCAAACCGGCGTAAGCCTTGTAGCCAATAAAGTCCTTTAAGGTGCGGCTTGACGCGCCTGCCGTCCATTCCTCGGCATTTTCAATGTAGTTGTTGCCCGCTGCCTGGATCCAGCAGTTCAGCTGCTTTACAACGAAGTCACGGAGGGTGTCTCCGCCCTCCCGCCGGGCCTCGTTGGCTGTGGCGATCATGTTACCCAGCAGATCCGGCCTGTCTCGCAGCAGTGGATTGGACTTTAGCCAGTTGGTTGGATCGAAATAGTCATCTCCCTGGTCCATTTCTGCAATAAAAACAAATCGTGTCGGATTATCGAAAGTGCCGTCCAAGATACTGCAACAGGTCTCATACATCTTGTGGCAAGGATATTTGAGATTGAACCCTGCTGTAGTGATAACACTGATCAAGCAGGATTGCATGAATTTAGTGCCGCCCTCCAGCAGCTTATAAACCTGATTGTTTTTGTGGGCGTGATATTCGTCCACGATCCCCAGGTACGGCCGGAAGCCGTCTATTCGCTTGGTGTCACCGGACAGAGCGCGTATGCGGCTACCGGTCAGCTTGCAATCTATAGTTGAGTTGTGCTCGTGCACATTGAATAGGGCCTCCAGGTCGTGGTCGCTGCGGATGAACTTCACCACTTCGTTGAACACGATCTTTGCCTGGTCTGTCTTGGTGGCTGCACAGTAAACCTGCGCATATTTGTATTTGGTGAAGTTGCCGTAGAATGTGGCCAGGATCCCATTAAGTATGCTTTTGCCCTGCTGCCGGGCCAGTTGGATATATGAGGTTCGGTACCGGCGGTGATTGCCGTCTTTGGTTCGCCAGCCGTGCAGGCTCCCAAGTATAAACGCCTGGAAGTCAGCGCAGACGAACGGCGTCTCTTCGTCACCCTCGGCAATGGTCAGCTTCTCGGCAAAGTTGATCAGAATTTGCGCTTGGCGCGGATCGAAGTAATAGGCGAATGGCGCCAGGTCGCTTTTTTTCAGGTCATCTAAATGGCGCTGGCAGGCTTGGATTTCTCTTTTCCCGACACCTGCCACTTGCCCGCTGCACACCCGCTTTGCGTAGTCTGTTGTGCGATCAGTCAGCAACATCATCACCGACCAAAAATTTGTTGACCGGCTGCTCTTTTTTCTTTGGCGCCACCAGTCCGAAGCGGGCACTCATTGTTAGGCCAAAGTCGGCTGCGCCCTGCCGGCATTGCTGCCATAATCGGCTGCGGGCAATTTGCAAATTCTCGTATGTAGAGTTGTACGCCATCGTAACGGTGCCGTCCGGTCGTTTGACTTCTTTCATCATCTGCGTTTTAGTCAGCTGCTTGGTGACTTCCAAGAAGTCCCGCTCTACAACGACCAGCCGGAACAGCGCCTGGCTGTCCAGGTTGCTGACGGTGTTCTCTCCAAGCCGCCGCAGTTCCGCCACGATCTCATCGAAACGCTGTTTATACTTCCTTGGCGCGCCTTTTGGGTACTCAATATGATCCGCCGGAGCGACCAGCTCCGCTTGCTTACGCTCTTCGATCTCAGCCTTAGTCAAGTGCTTTTTGCCTTTGGCAATAACGGCGTCTGTTGACTGCCTTTTTCCTGCCATTCCGGTCACTCCTTTCCGTAATACTTCAAAAATAATCTATCTGTCAGGTCTGTAAGCCTTTGAGCCTCCGTGGGGAGTTTTCTCCGTAAGAAAGAGTGGGCGCGACTATCCCCGGGGTGTCCCAAACTTCCCTTGCACCCCCCTCTGCTCCGCCTCGAACCGCTCCAGCAGCCGCCGCAAAAGCTGCTGCGTTTGCTTTTTTTCAGCAATAGAAGCGTCGTACAGCGCCTCAATCTTGTTGTGGTTGGCGTTGGTGAGAGGAAAAAGGTTGCGCTGATCGCAGCGATTGCTCCAGTCCTCGCTCAATGGCACGATATGGTGGACCATCTCGGCGTATTGGATCACACCATCTACATATAGTGCATACAGGTCCAGTCCTCCGGCGTGTTGCAAGCGGAGCGCTCTTGCTTTGCGCCATTCGGCGCTTGTGTAGAACGCATACGCTCTCTTATCTCTGCGGGTGGCATTATATTCCTTATGCCTGTCTGCTGCGTGTTGTGCACACTCCGGGCACATCTCCAGCGCCTGTGGAATGATCTTGCCGCAGCGGCACATCTTAAGCAGCGCCATTTCAATGCCTCCCTTACATTCCATTGTAGCGAATAGTTTCTCCACACACCATACAAGAAAAAAACAAGAAAAAAACAAGAAAAAAACAAAGAAAAAACAAGGAAAATACAAAGGAAGTGCGAGAATAAGACAAAGAAAAGAGGGTGGATACCCACCCCCCCTAAGGCTTAACGCAACGCCTGCACTCCATATAAATACACGGCCAGCCGCTTGATGACTTGATTGATCCAGTTATGTGGTGTGTTCTCGTGCGTGCCTAAACACTCCGCGATCTGTTCGTAAGTCTTGCCCTCGAAGTACTTTAACTTGAAAGCCACCATCTTCTGTTCCTCGCCGACCGCCGCATAGTCGGCTGCGATCTGTACCAGCGCTGCGTCTATCCGGCTTAGCAGGCGGCGCGTGTCCTCTTGGCCCTCCAGGTCTTCCGGCTGCACTTGTGAGCCTACATACGCCTGCATGGCTCTGTAATTCGCCATCAGTGCTTTTGTTTTCTTGACCGCTTCGTTCTTCTTTTTGTGCGCCATTTTTCCCTCCTCTCGCCCATCGTCTGCTTAGCCGTGATGACCAGCAGACTCAGTGCAAACAGTATTGCCCCTGCCACCACTGCCGTGGCGGCTAACAGCAGCAAGTGGATCAGTAGGCGAAACAGCAGCACATTGGCCATAGCCAGGTACTCAGCCATTCCGGTCACCGTCCTTGATCTGTTTGGCCTTTCCCACCGTGATCAGCAGTGCCGGTACATCTCCTCCGAAAACGAACTTGAACCCTTGGATCTGGTGGCGCCACATTGCGGCACCTCGCATTTGGACGACACCGAGCTGAACTTCTGCGGACGGCTCAAACTGGGCAAGGTAGCCTTGCAGGTCTGCCACCTTGAGCGTTTCTGTTCTTTTCTTATTCCACAGGTGCTTTCTAATCGTTTTCATGCTTGTCGCTCCTCATCGTATGCTATTTCCGTACAGTACCTTGCCAGTTCATCATGAAGCGACTGTGGAATTTGCGTTGACAGTTCTATGATCTGTGTTTTTGGCTTACATTTGGTGCACCACTCTTCCATGTTGTCATGGCCCATTCCCATTAGGGCGTATTGGCCGTAAATGGTCATGCGCTGCCAACATACATCACGGTGGTAACATTGCTCGCAGGTCATTGTGCCACCTCCAAATTCTTCGCAGTTGACTGCAAAACTTGAATAACGGCGGCGGAGAGTTTGGTGCCGGTGGCCGGGTCCTTGGCATTGATCTTGCCGATCAGTTCCTGTACCTTTGCGGCGGTTTGTTGCAGCTCGGTGAAGTACACCCGGCAGGCTGCCACATCCGTGTCTGCACCCGCTGCCTTGGCTTGCCGAACAGCGGCGTCCAGTTTGGTGGCACTGCTGTCCAACTGCCGTTTCAGGTCTGCCTTTTCCTGCTCCAGCTTTTCTACAGCGGCTTTGGCTTTCTTCTCGGCGTCTGCCTTTGCCGTTGCCAACTTAGCTTTGTATTCCTTTGCGGCTTCCCTTTCCGCTTCCTTTCGGATCGCCTCCGGGTCCGGCGCTGCATCGGCCCGCTGCTGCAATTCTTCCAGCTGGGCGCTGTACTTGGATTTTACTTCCTGCTCAATGGAAGAACGGAGTGTGTCCGTGTCCACTGGCTCCGGTGTTTCGCTTAATTCGCTCTGTGCCTGCCCAAGGTCAAAGGTCAGCTGTTCCGTCTGCTTCTTGTAGCGTTCAACCTCAGCCTTTAATTCCCTGACTGTGGCACTCTCCAAATCCACATCGGCCGCAAACTCTTCCCGCTCGTAGCTACTGATTTGAGAGATCAGCTCCAGCTTGGTGATCCCCAGGTCGGCGTGGTCGGCCATATACTTCTGGCCCAGCTTTTCATAGGCTGAAATGTAGGAATAGGCTTGCCGCTGCTTAATGCCGCAGGCTTGTTCGGCGTACTCCTCAAATGTGTCATAGCCCAGCTCCGTGTATAGGCCCTCATCCCGCATTGTCTTAAGATCGTGGCACACATCTACCAGTGCTCTGGCCATTACCTGGCCGTTGGCCAGGATCCTCGCGTGGGTGTCGTAGGCTTTCTGGGTTGCGGGCGTTACTTCTTGCATTGTAGTGATTTGGTTATCCAT